ATGGCACGACTACTCCTGCTCCAGTTGGAGAACACGAATTGGAAGATGGTAGCATCTTGGTAATTACAGAAGCGGGTATGATTGCTGAAATCAAAACCAAAGAAGAAGTACCTGTGGAAATGAGCAACGATGCAAAATTTGAATCGTTAATCAAATCGATTGTGATGAACCTTTCTTCGGAAGTGGCTAAACAAATGAATGACTTAAAAGTTGAATTGAAAGCTGAAATTACAGAAGCTAAAGAGATTCAATTAAGTGCAAGTACAAAAGCAAAACCTGAAGTAAAAGAAGCAAAACCTTTCGAGGCGATGACAGCTTTGGAGCGACACAGAGAAATCAAAAAATCATTAAAATAACAATTAAAAACTAAAAAAAATGGCAATAAGCTATACACCAGTAGACATTAGAGGGGTTGCAGTAGAACCAATCTTAGAAGAAGTATTATTCGCAAATAAAACTATTGCGGATGGATATGTAACATTTAACGACAACATCAAAGCGGGTACAATTTTTACCGAAGCAGGAGTTGACGTAACAGCACAACTTTACACAGGAAGTGCTTTGAGTTCAAGCGGAAGTATCAACATTACAGACCGCACAATTACGCCTACAAAATTAGAGTACAAACAAACATTCTTACAAGAGTCTTTGCGTTCATCTCGTTTTAATCGTTCTATGAATCCGGGTGCTTTTAACATTGAATCAAGCGAGTTTGCTTCAACTGTTTTGGCTATGGTAGGACCAAACGTTTCACAAGATGCTGAATCAATCTTTTGGGGTGGAATTACATCTACTACAAAAACTGCTATTGCTGCATTAACTCCTAACGCTGCACAAGGTTCAATTACTGCTGCTACTCAAACTGCGGTTGCTGCTTTGACTGCTGGACTTGTTGATGGAGTATTTGCAAAAGTACTTTATGATAACGCTGCGGTTGGTGGGTACATTAAAGTAACTGGAACAACTGTAACTTCTGCGAATATCAGTTCGCAAATGGCGCTTATTTTTAACGCTATTCCAGCAGAAAACTTAGAGGACACAGTATCGCCAACGGTTATCTATTGCCCACGTTCTTGGAAGCAATTATGCTACAACGCTAACAATGCGGTTGGTGCTTCACAACAAATTAACTTTGCAATCACTGGCGATAGCTTTAATACTTCAAAAGTATTTTACAACGGAGTTGAATTATTGTTTGTACCTACACCAAACAACTTGATGGCTTACGCTCAAAGAAAAGCGGCAGTATCTTGGAATACAGATTTACTTGATGATGTAAACAGATTCGAAGTTGGTAAATTGGTTAACGATGGAGATGTTCAATTTGTACGTTCAATCTACACATTGGCAGCTAATGTAGGTCAAGCTACAAAAGGAGTTCTTTACGGAGGATAAAAAGTAACTAAGGGGGATTAGTTTCCCCCTTTATTTTAAAATATAAACACTATGGCTTGTCCTATCACAGCGGGTAGATTATTAAATAACTGTAAAAATCAAAGAGGTGGATATAAAAATTTATATTTTGCTAATTACGATTCTTACGCTTTTGTAATTGCCGCACAAATTTTAACCGATTTAGGTACTTTAGCTGAAGTATTTAAATATGAAGTTAAAGCAACAACAAACACGGTAACAGAAACGGGTACATCATCTGAGGATAATGGTACTTATTTAGTAACTCAATCTTTAGCGGTTACGCTTCCGAAATTAGCAGCAGACTTACAAGCACAAGTACAATTAATTTGTCAAGGCAGACCTTTTGTATTTGTTGAAGATTATAACGGAAATATTATGCTTTTAGGAGCAACTAACGGAACTATGGCGAATTGTACTAAAGCAACAGGTGGCGCAGGTGGTGACTTGACTGGCTACACTTTAACTATTACAGCCGAAGAGGGTAGTTTATCTCCATTTTTGGATGGTACTACGAAAACAGAATTAGCAACTTTGGTATCTGCTACGGTTGTTTCGTAACTTTTAGCTTAACCTACTACTTAAACCCATCTTAATCGGTGGGTTTTTTGTTACAAAACGATAAAAATTAGTCTTATTAATATGATAGTATTTGATTTATCCAGTACACGAACATTTAAATGTATTCCATCGAGTTACAACGGTGGTACTATTGTCTTAAACTTTAGAGATGAAACCAAAAATGTAACCTATCCAATCGAATACGATGAGGTTTACTATCAAAACTTTCAGTTAATGATACCTTTTACTGGCTTTACTATGATTGAGGGGCAAAGTTTTGAGATTGAAGTATTAGAAGATGATAAAATAACGTATAGAGGCAAGGCTTATGTAACTGCTCAAACCGATTTAGAGAACTACGAAATGAATAACGGCATATTAAAAGTATAAAAATGGCTGATAAACCACAACAAAGAGTATTTGAAATCCAATTAAGTAACTACATACGCCCAGAAATTAAGGAAGTACAAGGTAAAAAGTGGGTATTGAATGGAAATAATAACGAATTTTATAAAACGATTATAGACGCTTATAACGGTTCAACTACTAACAGCGCAATAATAGATAGTTATTCTCAATTCATTTACGGAAAAGGCTTAACATCAAACGAGAAAGCCACCAAAGCCAAAGAGTGGAGCGCATTAAGTACAATCTTTGATAAAAAAGAGTTAAGACGTATTTGCAAAGACTTTGAAATGTTTGGAGAGGCTTCGGTTGAAGTAAAATATCTAAACAATGTAGTCAAAAAAGTTTATCATATTGCCAAAGAAAGAGTTGCTCCCGAAGTAGCAAATGAAGATGGCGATATTTCAGGATATTGGTACTCATATGACTTTGCTAAAACACAAAAATACAAACCCGAAAGATTTGATGCGTTTGGTTTTGGAAGTGGAAGCGGAGAACGTTCAGAAATTTATATCATCAAAGACTATCAAGTAGGACAATTCTATTATAGCAACCCTAGTTATGTTAGTGGGTTATCTTGGGCAAAGTTCGAAGAGGAATTTCAAAACTACTGCATTAAACATATTCAAAACGGCTTATCATTTGGGTACATCATTAATATGAATGCGGGAGTTCAATCGAGCGAGATTGAAATAATGGAAACTACTAGAAAGATTCGTGAGAATTTAAGCGGTTCAAATAAAGCGGGAAATTTCTTTTTAAACTGGAACGATAATAAAGATTCAGAGATTACAATCACAGCTTTAGAAGTTAGCGAAGCGCATAAACAATATGAGTACCTAACAGCGGAAGCTAGACAACAACTTTGCACTGCTCACAAGTTAACTTCTCCGATGTTGGTGGGTATAAAAGAAGCAAACGGATTTAGTTCTAATGCCGATGAAATAAAAGTTGGTTTTGCTGAGTTGATGATTAACGTAATTACACCAAAGCAAGAAATTATACTCGATGGTTTAATGGAAATACTATCGGCAAACGGTATTAGCTTAGATTTGCAATTTGAAAATTTAAGAAGTGAGCAAGTTGCTGCAAATGTTTTAGAGCAAACCGACAAAGCGGGTTCAGATGCTGCAATATCTTACAACGGAGCGCAGATAGCAAGTGCAATTGATATTTTTGCAAAGGTAAAGGAGGGTATTTTAACAACGGAACAAGCGATTGTTTTCCTAGTTCAATTCTTAAACATTCCTGTAAGCGTGGCACAAGCGTTATTTACCCAACAAAGCGCAGCAGTTACGCAATTATCATCGCACGACTTTTCAGACTTAGGCGAAGATATAGATTTAAACGAGTGGGAGTTGGTTAGTTCTGATCCAGTTGACTATGACAAAGAGGATGAGCGAGATGCAGAACTAGAAAGGTTAAACTCAACAACGGTAAAATTAATGAGTGTGGCTTTGGCAGATGTTAAGACTGGAACTGCTAAAACTAAAAGCGTTTCAGAGCAAGATACCAAACTTTATATTACACGTTACAGATATAGCGGAAATCCAAATCCAGAGCGGGAGTTTTGCAAAGCTATGATGAGCGCAAATAAATTATATCGTAAAGAAGATATTTTAGCAATGGGAGAGTTAAATGTAAATCCGGGCTTTGGTATGAAACCAAATCCAAACAACCCTTATTCTATTTGGCTATGGAAAGGTGGAGGTTTAATGAGTGAGGCTTTTCCCTCAGGAACTTGCCGCCATTATTGGACCCGAGAGATGTACAGAAAAATTGGAACGGGTAAAAATACAGCAGCGCAACCATCAACTCCAGCCGATGTAAGAAAAGCGGGAGAGATAGCACCAACAAACCCGCAAAAAGTCTATATCGCTCCTCACGATATGTAACCTACAAAAATTAGTCTTATGAATATTTGGTTAAGAGAAAACGAACTCACAAAAAACACGCTACTAGGTGGGAACATCGATATTGATTTATACATCCCTTGTATTGCGGATGCACAACGGACAAAGCTAGAGGAAATATTAGGGGAAACGCTATTTAATAAAATAGATGTGGACTTCGGAAATGACGATTTAAGCGATTTATATTTAACTTTGTTTGACAATTACATTAAACCGTTTTTGATTCATCAAAGCGCAGTAGAATATCTTTTAGTTGGTGCTTATAAGATTACGAACAATGGTATTTATAAAACGCAACCTGAAAATACAGCAGCAGTTGATAAAACAGAAGTTGATTACCTAGTAAATAACCAAAGGTTAAAAGCGGAAATGTATCAAGGTAGGCTTGAGCGTTGGTTAATGCTTAATCAATTACCAGAATATTTAAGCGCAGATAGTACAATAGTGCCTCCTGTTTACAATAAAAGTAGTATCTTAAACCGTTGGTATTTTTTAGAAGATTAAACTATGAGAAAAACAGATAAAAGAACAGAAGAAAATATTAAGAAACTAGAAAAGTATTTATCAAATGAAAACAGTAAATTTCACGCACAAACGAGGGGACACATTTTACCAAACACCGATAAACATACAGGTAAATAGTGTTGATTTAGATTTAACGGGTGCAACTATCTTAATGCAACTTAGAAAAGAAGCGGGAGGGGTTGTAATGTTTACTCCAGCTTTGACTATTACAGATGCTCTAGGTGGGGACTTTCAAATTGATGAGCAAATTATAAATATTTCTGCGTGTACTTATCAATACGATATACAGATAACTTTAGCGGATGATACCGTTGTAACGTGGATAAGTGGATTGTTTATTATTAACGATGATATTTCAAGATAATGGCAGTAGATATAACGATTAACGAAACGATTGATTTAGTTGATATTACGGTAAACCCTAATATTATTGAAGTTAATGTTACTAGAACAAGCGGTGGCGGTGGCGTTCAAACCGTTACAGGAACAACCGTAACAGGAACAGCAACAGATAGGGTTGTAGGAGTGCCAACACTTCAACAAGTAACAGACCAGGGCGCAACAACTGATAATACAATTTATGTTTCAGATGGTACTAATGAAACCTCAATACAAATTGGTCAAGTCCAAATATTAGATGGTCTTGGTAGTTTTGCACAAATGGGTGCGCAAGGGGCTGGTTTTACAAATGGAGATGGTACGGGTGCAGACCAATGTAGTGTAGGTTTAGCAGCTTCTTGGGGTGACCAAATAACTGGGTTATTTTTATTAACACAAGACGGTACAAGTAATGCAGCGTTAGAAATTAAACTACCGCCTGAATATTACACTGATTTACCAATTGAAAATATAGTATCAAATTATTTTATTCCTTTCAAACCTACCGGAGATTATACACTTGCAACTTTAGATGATATTACTGGCGGTGGCACAGTAACTTCAGTAGGTTTAACAATGCCATCTGCTTTTACAGTAACAAATAGCCCTATTACATCAAGTGGCGATATAGCTGTAACTGGTGCGGGAGCAGTATCGCAATACGTTCGTGGCGATGGTACTTTGGCTAACTTTCCAACTTCAAGCGGTGGCGGTGCATCATTATCATTTTATCTTAATGGTTCAGTTTCACAAGGTACATTTGGTGGAGTTGCATTTAAAGAAATGGATAGAACACCAATTCTAGGTGCAGGTACTGATTTTACAATAAATGCAAATGGTTATATTCAATCATTTATTACAGATGCAGGAGTACCTAATTTATTAGAGATACCAGCAGGGAATTGGAATTTTGAAACCTATTTTAGTGCTTCAAGTGGTGGAGGTTCGCCATCATTTTATGTTGAGTTATACAAATGGGATGGTGCAACTTTATCTTTAATAGCTTCTAATTCAGCAACGCCTGAAGTGATAACGGGAGGTACAAGTATAGATTTATACGTTAGTGCTTTAGCAGTTCCACAAACTACTTTATTAGCAACGGACAGACTAGCAGTAAGGATTTACGTTACACATAGCGGTAGGACTATTACACTTCATACAGAGGACAATCATCTTTGTCAAGTAATAACAACCTTTTCAACTGGACTTACTGCATTAAATGGACTTACAGCACAAGTTCAAAATTTAGCAACTGGAACAAGCGGAACTGATTTCGCTATTAACTCTACTACAGCAACACACACGTTTAATTTACCAACAGCATCTGCTTCAAATAGAGGAGCATTAAGTTCAGCAGATTGGACTACATTTAACAATAAGCAAGACGTGGCTACATTGTTAGTTGATAGCATAGATAAAGCAATTTTAAGAAATAATTATTTTTGGTTTTTGCCTAATAATGTAACTAACGGGAATGCTACTTCTTTTGGATATTCTGAAAGGCTAAACACAAATATTTTTTTGCTTTTATTAAATGGTGTAATTACTAGGGGTATGTTAGCTTTTTCTACTTCGGCAGTAGCTGGAACAATAGCATCAATGAGGCGCCATGATGGTTTACAACTTCAAGGTTATGAGTGCAAGTTTACTCGAAAAATACAATTTAATTCAAATGTATCAGGACAACGGTTTTTCTGTGGAATAAGTAAAGGGAATCAATTTGCTATCGCTACAAATGTAGAGCCTAACACTCTAACAGATATAGTTGGAGTTTGTCAATTATCTACTTCCACTAATATGCATATTGTTTATAACGACGCTTCGGGAACTGCTACTACATCGGATTTAGGTAGTTCATATCCTTGCAATGATTCACAATATAATTATTACATTACAATTGAGCAAACAACCACATCGTATATTATAACAGTTGAAAGAGTAACAGTTGCAACAGGAGCGAGTATCTCAACTTCATTAACAACAAGTACAAACATTCCAAACTATGCAACTGGTGTAATTCAACTATTCACATTTATAACTAATAATGCAACTGCATCAGTAGCAAGTTATAAATGTGAATAGTTGA